TGTGGTGGTTGTCGTGATATTGGCCGTCAGCCCATGGCGCGCGGCCAGAATGGTTGCAATCTGGCTCGCCGTCTGGTTGGCAAACGTCTCCGCGGTTTGCGCATCAATCAACCGGGCCGACAGATCACGCCCGGAGAGCACGGCGATCCGCCGCCCAAGATCAATCCGGATGTTATCGATCTGCCCCGTCAACAGGTTCACGAATCCCGCCGCGGCCATACCGGCATCGATGGTGACCATTTGCAACCCGAGTGCGGCAAAATACGCGGCATTGCCCAAGGGCGCGTCACCCATAGCCAGGCTGAGCGCAAAACGATCCGCCGCCGCATAACCCACCTGCTCCAGCTCAAGCGCGACGGCGCCGGCCAAAACCGCGCCCCCCACCATGACCCGAAGCCGCGGCGTGTTATTGGGCAATGCCGCCCCCGGCCGTCGGGTCGATCGGCGGGATCACCAATGTCGTCAGCCCGTTGATCACAGGGTCGGACAGATCATTCGCCTGCGCGATGCGACTCCACTGCGTCGCATCCTGCAAATATTTTGCCGCCAGCTTGAACAAATTGCCGCCGGCAATAGTAATTGTCTGGCTGCTCATAAAAATTCACCCGCAACATTGGCCGCCGCGCGGTTGACATAGCCGCTCATACCGGCGAGCGCCGCGAGCTGGCCGGAAGTTTGGACCGCCTGCCCAACGGCCGCGATCCCGGTCAGCGCATCCGGCGCCGCGGCCAGCGTTGCACCGCTCGTGCCAAGGGCGATGCCGGATGTCGAGATTCCGGCGGCAATGGAGGTTTGCGTGGCGGCCAGCCCGGCGGCGCTAATCGCGCCAATGCCCGCCTGCGGCGCCAGCAAAACCGCCGCCGCAATATCCGCGCTGATCAGGCTTGCCGTCGTCGCAACGATGTTTGCGATCTCCGCCGCCGGATCCGCCACCACCAAGCAGCGCAGCGCGAACGGAATCCACCAGGGCTTTTCATAATCGGCGACAAATTGCGCGATGATGACGGTGTAAAAATAGCTATCCCAGGCCAGAGACACAACCTCACCGCTTGCCCGCATCGCATCCAACGCCTGCGCGCGTGCCACGGCATTGCCGCCGGAAAACACGCCGGCGAAGGAAATTTCGGCATCATCATACCCCAGCGCATCCACCACCCGCCCGCCGCCGATCAGCTCATGCACCGCCACACGCTGCGCGCCGCCAAAGACAATCTTTTCCGGCACCTCAAAATCCTGGAACGCAATCGCGCCCAGGGTAACAGCAACATTGCTCATGCAATCCTCAGTTTGGATTTCTTCAAAGGCGCAAGGGGGGACGGCCGGTTCAGCAGACCTTCAAACAGGCGGAGAATTTCGTGGCTGTCAGTTTCAGCAATGAAATTTGGTGCAAGTCGGCCTCTAATCGATCACTGGTTCGGGTAAACCGCCACCACCCCCGGCAACGGTAACGCCCCCGCCTTTCATCCGTCTTAACCGCGCGCCAATTCAACTCACGCCATCAACGGCAGCCCCGGCCAGGCCGGCGTCAGCCGAGGATCAAACGCCGCTCCGCCAGACGGTGGTAACCGTGCCTGGCTGTTCAACAAGTCCTCGAGGGCATGACGCAATTGGTTAGCATCCATCGGAGACTGTGGCAGCGCGTTTGCTGCCAGATATCCGGACGTTTCTATTCGGCCAGCCCCAGGGGCCTGAGTCGGCGAGCGTTCGGGGCCAATTGCGTGTCTTCCCGAATGGCGCCGAATGGGCGCGATGCTCGGCAAGCCCTCATGGTTCGAAACGGCGTTGACAGCCAAGCCTTCCCATGCCCCGGATTGTCCATTGTTCGCGGGCAAGGCTGTGCCATGATACCGCGGCTCAACGCGGTCAAAATGCTTTGATCCGCCTTGTCTTCGATCAATAGGCGCCGCCGAACGCCATGCGGGGGGTCCGGGATCGGCCATAGCCCTGAGCGATACCGGGAGCCAATCCGCCGCCTGCATAACGCGATGGCTGATCTCAAACACATCTGCATACGAGCTAGGTAGGAAATTTGCGCTGAAAGGCGCGGTAGTCGCTCCGTCCGGATGCTCTGACCCGCCAGCTTTGCTTGATTTACGTGCTGCGGCCTCGCCGGGATGTTCATCGCCCCCCGCGGGCGGCTCATTTGGCTTGGCGCCCCCGCCGGCGGACTGCTTAACCGGTGCAACCGGTGATGACAACTCAGGGCCAATTTCGTGAAAACCGATAATATGGCGCCCGATATGCGCCATCTCCTCCGCCCTCGAAGCAAGAACGCCAGCATGGAAATTAAGATAGTCGGCCTTATCCGTGCCTAATTTCCAATAAGGCAGCTTATGGCTTTTATCTCCAAATCCATGGTTCGTTATATATTCGCTGATATTAAGTTTTCCCGCGCCAATCTCAGCGAACAAATTCGGAAGTTTCGTCAGTTCGGTCACGATCCCGAATTCGTAGGACGTGGAGTCTTTAAACGCAGGATCAACTTCGCGGGATGGGATGCCCCATTTAACCCCGCGTTGCCAGTCCAGACGGCCGCCTGGATTAAAATCCTGCTCCATGGCCTTGATGCCCGCAGGAATTCCCATTTCCAGCGGATGGGCCCGTGCATCTGCTGCCATCTTGGTGTTTACGTCCGCGGCGGCTTCGGCGGCGGCTTCGGCGGCGCCTTGAAGGCTGGCGTTCGCGGGTATGATCAGATAATTTCCAGTGTTTAAACTTCTGCTCGATTTATCGACGCCTCCATCCTTGTTCAGTCTTGAATAGATAGCGACGTAAGAGCCGCCCGGGGAAGGATCTGTTACCCGTTCCCCGAAAACGGTCAGAAATCGACTCTTCACCGGATGCGCAAAATCCCAATTTTCCTTTCCTTTTATATGGCCCTTTTCGGGGACCGTATAAAATATGCCGCCTTCATCAGTCCCGCTGGCGTCGCTCACATTCAACAATCCCTCTCAATATTCCTTAATACTGATCAATATAACGATTCTCCTTGTTATACGGAGGAAATCCGTATTCAAAGGAAAAGCCCCCACCGGGGGAATCATCAGACCAGACTTCGTATAGTGGACCCCATAAATGGGTGGTATGAAATGGCCAGAGCTCAAAATCGTCGTTTACGTCGTCGTGAAGATACTTCCGTATCGCATTAACCCATTCTCGCCGATCTTTTACATGGGCATCAGTATTCAAATCGTAGTCATTGCGGACATCGCCGCTCGTATCGTACATGACGACAGGAGACGAAAATTCCCCCGTCGGATCAATGTCTAAATCACAAAAGCCGATATAATATTGCTTTCCATCCTGTTCAAAGCTCTCAGGGTGACAATGCTGTTGAATGTAAGCGTCTACCGGCCCGATATGAAACCGAAATCCTAAGCTCGAGGTGAAATCCCACAGCGGTGAGAAGCAGATCAAATTAGAAAATATATAGAATAAAAAGGGCAAGATCGCGGCACGCTTCCGAACAAAAAATATTGCAATGGTAAAGATGGGCAATGCGTTCAGATAATCGCGAAAAAAATCACTCAGGTTATCCTGATAATCAGGATAAGACCAAATCGAGAACCATCGACAGATGGTTGCCGCCGGTCCGGAAATTAAACAAATCCAAAACAGTGTATTAATTAGAATCTTCAGATATCTCGGCATTAAAATGGCTCCGGAATACCATGCCCTAACACGGCAACGGAATATCCATCAGTGCAAATCAAAGTCAACCGTCAATCGCGCCACCTCAGCGTCCGCCAATCAAAGCTCAAACCGTCCAGCGTCCCGAACAACACAACATAGGCCAGCCTGGTTGCCGGGTCCAATCCAAATGCAACATCATACGGCACCCCGCATTTCACCAGATATAAACAATCTGTCAGCGCCGGGTGCCGGCTCAGTTTCCCGCTTCGGCAACCATCTCCGGAACAGGATTGGACTTGATAATCGGCGCCACCGCCGCAATCGCATCATCGCCAAGCCGATCGATCAATGCTTCAACCGCGGCCTCATTGGCCGGGAATGGCACTGGCACTTCGTCGATCATTGATACCGCCGATACAACCGTTGCCAAGCCTAGATAGGATCTATTCATCGACAAGTCTGGCCCCAACGCCTTGAACAGCCGAAGCAGTTCAAGCATGCCCATTTTCCGCAATGTCAGCCGTCTTCCGGCTTTATCCGTAATGACCTGCTCCATCACACGCGCACCCGGCTGGACGCATAAAACTGCAGTTTTTGCGCCACCGGCGCATCCCCCCGATACGCCCCGGCGGATGCCAGCTTGAACACCGCCCCGCTGAATTGATAGGTCGAGGTTGAGCCATCCGGCTCGTTAACATACTGGTACAAAGTGCCGGCGCCGATGGATTGCCCCGCCAGATACGCCGCCTCGATCGCCGCGATAAAATCATCCGCGGCCGAAGACCCCCGGTCCAGCATAAACACCCCCGCCCAGCCTTTCGGCAATTCCGCCCCCAGCTGCACGCCATCCAGCCGGTCCACGCGGATCGCCTGGGTTACCTGCGTTGCCTCAAACCCGGTCACATGCGCCAGATCCACCCGGCCGAACGGCCCCATCACCACCAATTGGCAATCACTGCCAACCGAAAACGTATTAAACGGCATGTCGCTATCTCCCTGTTAGGCGCTCGGCACTAATTGCTGGCTCACCTGCACGGTCTGCCCGCCCTGCACGTTGACGATGAATTTTTCGTTGATCGCCTGGTACTGCACCTGCACACCCGCATGCACATAGCCTAAGCACGTGCGGCTCGCCGGGTTGTTGCTGGTATCGCACACCACCGCGAACGGCAGAGACCCATCGGTGCTCCCCAGCAACCCCTGGCCCAGCAGCCCATTCAAAAACGCCAGCAGGGTGGCACGAATATTCTGGAACAGCGTGGCATTCACCAATTGCCCCACATACGCGCCCATCCCGGCGGAAAGCGTGGTCGCAATGTAATTCGTCAGTCGCGTATAATTATCGCCCTGAATGGCGGCATTGGAAGATGCATTATGCCCGCCCCGCACCCCCCAATACGCGCCGCCCGGCTGCGGGTTGGCAATCACGTCAATCCCGGCGGAAAGCAGCGCGGACAAATCAGCCGTCGCATACGTCGTCGCCGTCCCAACCCCCGGCTGGCCGGATTTCTGCGTTCCCACCACGCCATAAAGCGGCTTGTTGAGGGAGGACTGCTCAGGCGACAAATTTGCCAGCCGCCCCGCCACGAACCCCTGTGGCGAGACCAGCCGCGTCAGTGCATTCGCCTGGTC